GGGCCTTGTGCAGCTTGAAGTCTCGCGCTTCGAAGTCGAGCCAGAGTTTGAAGACGATCCGAAGGGCGGCGCTGAAGCCGAACCGGAAGACAACGTCATTCCGGTCGATTTCACCAAGAAGGTCAAGCTTACGAAAAACACCAAGACGAGGGGAGTAGCGTGATGACCTCCACCACGTACAGCCACACGCGCAACTATGCGCCCAAAGACTATGCGGACGGCGACACGTTGTATGAGCCTGAAACCACGCTCGGCCTTGGTGACCGCTTTCTCTGGGGCTTGGCAGTTGTAGCTGCGCTCGCTCTGACCGTCGGCTTTTATGCATGGGTGTTGGCATGATTTCCTTCGCCACAAAAGCCACGGCTGACATGCCATTCATCGATCCCGGGCGAAAGCCCGGCGTCGGCCGCATCGGGCAGTCCTTGGCGCTTGCAGCGTTCGCGCTGGCAATCGCCACGACAATTGCAGCCTTCCTGTTCTGGAACCTGCTGCTGCCGTTCTACGGGCTGCTTTATTTGTGGGGTGCGCACTAATGCCCAGCAGACCTCCACGCGACAACTGCGCAGCAGCCCTCACAAGCCCGCCAGCATGGCTTGTCGGCTGGCTCATACTTGCGGCTGTCATCGCCGCAATCGCCGTTACCCACCACACCTACTGAACACGAGGAGACCTATGGCTCTATCTCTTTCAAGCCTGAAGTCGACGAAGAGAAACGATCCGCCTGTGATACTTCTCTACGGTGTCGATGGCATCGGCAAAACGTCGCTCGCGGCAGAATTTCCAGATCCGATCTATCTCGCAACCGAAGGTGAGCGCCCGCCGTCCGACATCGAAATGGCAACGCCAGGCACAATTGAATCCTTCGACGATCTGCTGAACGTCATCGGCGAACTGCTGACCGAAGAGCACGACCGGCGCACCGTGATTATCGACAGCCTCGACGGGCTGGAACCACTTGTCTGGCGTGCGACATGCGCGCGCTTGGGCGTGGCGAGTATTGAAGAACCTGGGTTCGGCCGCGGGTATGTTGAGGCCGACACCGAATGGAATGAGCTGATGGCCGCCGTGTCGGCTCTGGCGAGGGCTGGAATATACGTGGTGATGCTCGCGCACCCGGAGATTGTCCGCTTTGACAGCCCTATCACAGATCCATACTCGAGATATTCGGTCAAACTACATAAAAGAGCAAACGCACTGGTTCGCGAAAAAGTCGATATCGTTGCGTTCTTGAACTACCGCGTTTCGATCAAAGAAAAAGAGGTCGCCCGTCAAACGAAGGTTGCTCATGCCGAAGGTGGCAAAGAGCGACAGATACACCTGAACGAAGGTGCGGGGTTCGTTGCGAAGAACCGGTTCAGCATGCCGGATACCGTTTCCTACAAAAAAGGACAGGGTTTCGATGACTTGGCGCGATACTGGTCTCTAGCCAATGACAATGGCCGGCAGGAGACTGCATAAAAAATGGGCGAACGCGAGGCGCAGGTGAAAACCTGCACAGCATGCCGAGAGGTGAAGCCCGTCATTGCATTCAACCGCAACAAAAGCCGCAAGGACGGGCGCAGCAGCATCTGCAAGGTATGCAAGCGCAAAACTGACGCCGAGTATAGGGCTAGGAATCCCAATAAGAACAAAGAAGACTACGCAAAGCGGATCGCAGAAAACCCAAACTATTGGGCGGAATGGTACGCATCCAACCGAGAAGATGCACTGGCCAGAGTGTCCAAGTGGCAAAAAGAAAACCCAGAGAAGCGTAGGGAAATAAATAGGAAATTCCACGAAGACAATCCAGGTTACGGAAAAGAATGGGAGAGACGAAACCCAGATAAGGTGATCGCAAAAAGGGCAAGGGCGTATGCCAAGAAGAAAAATTCGCCAGAGTGGAAAGTCGCAAATACCATCAAGGTTGGAATATACAAAAGCCTGAAAGACCAAAAGGCCGGTCGGAAATGGGAATCTCTAGTTGGGTATACCGTCGATGAACTTATAGCTCATCTTAAGAAGTGTTTTCTGCCCGGAATGTCTTGGGGCAACTATGGAAACGATGGCTGGCACATAGACCACATCATCCCGCGATCGGTCTTTAACTATGAAAAACCAGAAGACATCGACTTCCAGAAATGCTGGGCTCTGTCCAATCTGAGGCCCTTGTGGGCAGCGGACAATATCAGGAAGGGCGCCCAACTTGATGCGCCATTCCAGCCGTCGTTGGCGATACCAGCCAACGACAACACCAATCCTATGAAGATAGGAAAAACCTAATGGGAAAAGCCCTAGCTGGCCTCGTAGCAATCGCGGCCATCCTCTTCTTCGCACCGATGATCGGCGTTCTGGGAGGGGCATTCGTCGGCTGGGTTGTGGGTCTGTTTTTTGCAGAAACAATCCACGCCTTCCTTGCCGCCGTTGGCATCAACGCGGCGGGCCTTGCGATGTGGCAGATCGGTGCTTCGCTCGGTTTCATAGGCGGGTTCTTCCGGCCGGCTATTCATCGGGCGAAGGCGTAGGCCTCGCCGCTACCACACCACCAACTACACGAGGAATATATAGATGGCAAAACTAGCCAGCAGATTTGATGCGACTGCTCACGATACGGAGCAACGCGACTACGAGGAACTGCCGAACGGCGACTATGAACTGGAAATCGAGGCGTCGGAGGTCAAGGAAGGCGCAAACGGCACCGGCCTCAAGGCAACGATGACGGTTCTTCGCCCCGAGGAATACAAGGGCCGCAAGGTCTTCAATTTCTACAATCTGGAGCACAAGAACGCTCAGGCGCAAGAGATCGGCCAGCGTCAGTTCGCGAGCCTTTGCCGGGCAATTGGTGTTTCGGAAGTCGAGGATTCCGAAGAACTGCACTTCAAGGCGTTCACGGCAAAGATTGGTCTCGGAAAGCCGTCCAAGGACGGCCAGTACCCGGCTCGCGCCGAGATCAAGAAGTACTACTTCCCCGATGAGGGCAACGTCCCCCAGCCTTCAATCGACGCCAACCAGCCTGCAGCTCAGGCCCGTCCGGCCAATGACAACCGACCGGCCGCGGCTAACAGCAACAAGCCGGCACCGGCGGCTGCTGCGGCAGGCAAGAAGCGACCTTGGGGTTAAGCTAAACAACAGGCGCGGCTACCAACCGCGCCTTCTACCACCAAACACGAGGAGACTTTGATGAGAGTCAGCATTGACCGCTCACAGCTCGCGCACGCCTTGGCAACTGTCAACCGTGCCATCGAAAACCGCAACACGATCCCTATTCTCGCCAACGTGCTCTTGGCTGTCGAGGACGGCCAGTTGCGCCTGACCGGTACCGATTTGGAGGTGGAGATAATGACCAGTCTGTCGGTGCTCGACTGCCAACCCGGTAGCGTAACCGTTCCCGGCAAGATGCTTGCGGATATCGCAAAGCGCGCGACTGGCGACATTACTCTTGAGCTGGATACAGCTAGCGCCGGAGGCCGCCTCACCGTCGCATCGGGTCGCAGCCGTTACAAACTCGACGTGTTGCCAGCTGAAGACTTCCCGTCCTTCAGCGCAGGGAAGTTCGACACGACGCTGGAGCTTGATCTGGCAGCGCTTGTTGCGCCGTGTGTGCACTGCATTTCGACGGACGAGACCCGTTATTACCTGGCTGGCGTTTATCTGCATGCCGTCGAAGAGCGCTTGGTGGCTGTCGCAACCGATGGGCACCGGCTGATGCGAAACGCCGGCCCTACCGGTGATTTGGACTACGGCGTGATCCTGCCGCGCAAGCTGGTCGGGTTGCTACCAAAAGGAACTGTTACGGTTGAACTGTCCCAAAACAAGGTGCGCGTCACGTCTGGCTCAACGGTTATTACATCAAAGCTGATCGACGGCACTTTCCCTGACTATGTGCGCGTCATTCCAACCGGCAATAGCAACGTGCTTACCGTCGACCGGCAGGCTCTCATGAAGGCTGTCGAACGTGTCGCCGCCGTCGCGGACGACAAATCTCGCGCCGTGAAATTCGCCGTCAGCGATGTGCTGCGGCTGATGCTGGCTGAAAAGGCCAGCGATGAAGTATCGATTGAGTTCGAGGGCGAGCCTTTGGAAATCGGCTTTAATGCCCGGTACGTCAACGACATGCTTGGCGCGTTGGATGAACCAAATGTGCGCTTTGCTCTCGGCGATGCAGGCATGCCTGCTGTCGTGAAAGGCGAGGGCGAGTGGACTGCGGTCTTGATGCCGCTGAGGGTGTAGGGGATGGGGAAGCTAACCGGCCGCACACGATTTCGCACAAACTGGCGACGGCGCTTGATTCTGCAAGTCGAATATACCTGCCGCTATTGCAAAGACCTGAATGGCAGCGGGTATTATGACGAATGGAGCACTCGGTACTGGCGTGATGCAAAACCGGATGATCTCATCAACGGCGAGGTGAAGCTGTGAATCGTTTCCCCGAAACCGCAATCTTCAACGCCATTGAATATGCGCTGCGCCATGAAGGCGTGACCGAAATCGCGTTTTCAGAAGATGGCGAACACGAAGTCGAAATCCACGAGGCGTCCAGCCTGAAGCCGTTCGTCAAATGCCTGTTGCGCGAGCTGGAGGCGATTACGTGACGTTGACGCAAAAGCGTGTGCGAGAGGTACTTCATTATAATCCGTGGACGGGGGTTTTCACATGGCGACGTCGTCAAGACTTGCCCGCCAACTGGAACGAAAGATGGGCTGGTAAAGAAGCGGGTTCCGTCAATGATCGCGGGTATATTGTGATTAGAGTCGAATACAAGCGATACCGGGCGCATAGGCTCGCGTTCCTCTACATGAAAAATTACATGCCAGATGAAGTCGATCATATCGATCATTGTCGAGGAAATAACGCCTTCAGCAACCTGCGTGACGCTAACCGATCTACCAATGGAAAAAATGTATCGATGCATTCTACGAACACTAGCGGTGTTACTGGAGTTCATTGGGACAATAAGAGGGGGAAATGGGTTGCCCAAATTACGGTCGATGGGGAAGTGAAGTACTTGGGTGGGTATAACAGTATTGATGCTGCGAAGCATGTACGGATGGCGGCCAATGACCAATTTAACTTCCACAGTAATCACGGTAAACCAGAATATATTGTTGGTGCGGCGTAATGGCAGCGCTTCCCAAAGCTGAATCCAGCACTGTCCGCGCCATCTACGCAGCTTACGAGGCCCAGGCTAAGTCCTGGGACTCGTGGGGCATCAGTGTGGGCGAGGCGGGCACGGAGTGTGATCGAGCCCTTTGGTACGGCTTCCGCTGGGTCTCGGCACACGAAGTCCATTCGGGCCGCCAGCTTCGCCTGTTCGCTACCGGCAATATCGAGGAAGATCGGCTTGTTGCCGATCTTGAGCGCATCGGCGTCGAGGTCTACGGGCAGCAGGACAAAATCAGGCTGGTGTCTGGCTTTGTTCGCGGCAAGTGCGATGGCAAGGCAATGGGTGTGCCAGAAGCGCCTAAAACCGAGCATTTGCTCGAATTTAAGTCCAGCAACGAGAAGGGCATCAAGGAACTGCAAAAACACGGCTGCCAAAAGGCCAAGCCCTTGCACTACGCCCAGTGCCAGCTCGGGATGCAGGCTTTCGGCCTGACGCGCTGCCTGTATCTGGCGTCGTGCAAGAACACCGACACGCTTTATGCCGAGCGCATCGAATACGACGTCGAATTCTGCCTTCGGCTGCTGGCACGCTGTGAACGCATCGTATTTTCGGACGAGCCGCCAAGCCGTATCAGCGAAGATCCGGAGTTCTTCGGCTGCATGTTCTGCAAACACCGGGGCGTTTGCCACGAAGGCGTGCAGCCGCGCGTCAACTGCCGCACCTGCCTGCACGTCCAGCCAGAGCATGGCGGCGACTGCCACATGTCATGTGCGCGCTGGAACAAGCCTTTGTCGATCGACGAGCAACGCGACGGGTGCCCGGCGCATCTCTACCTTTGTGGGCTGATAAATGGCGAGCAGATCGATGCCGATGAGGTTGCGGAGACGGTTACCTATCGTTTGGCGACGGGTGAGATTTGGGTGGATGGGGTGAGATGAGAGGCGAGTGGTTAGGACCAGTACTTGGATAGCCGGAGACGCTCTAATCCTATGATGTTTAATAGTGTCGCTGACGCTAGTTGGGCGTCCCTCAGGTGGTCTTCAATGATTTCGAATTTTTCGCCTTTAGTTGACGCGTCCATGGCGTTTCCAACGCGGAACCAAATGATGGCGGCGTAGGAAGTTACGCTGTCGGATAGCACTCCATCGAGGGAATCAATGTATTTTTTCAATGGTCGAGAAATGTAAATCCCTTTTTGTGAAGCAAGAGCCGCAACAATCGAAGCAGATGCAACGGAGGTTTGGAGAACTGCTTGAGCAAAATCCGATAAAATGTCTAATGCATCCAACTCCGTCTTGAGTGAACGTTTGATGGTCGCGACATGTTGCTTCCGATTAGCATCCAGCTGCTGTTTTGCAACAACGACTGCAACAAGAACAGGTATGCCAGTGATGATCGTCCCGTAATCCTTCATCATCTCTAAAAATGCGTCGCCAAATGAAGGCAGCTTGGCATAGAGCGCGCCAAAGACCATAGCGCACACACCGACGTACACAGCCGTCGCAACATACAAAATAGCCGAAGAAAACTGCTCGTTTTCTTTCTCGAGTTTTTCATTATCAGACAAGGTAACGCCCCCAAATGCTAACCTTACGCGACTATCAACGCGCCGCCGTTGACGGCCTTTACGACTACTGGCGCGAACAACCCGGCTCGCCTCTTATCGTGCTTCCGACGGGCGGCGGCAAGAGCCTAGTGCTGGGCACGATCTGCAAGGAACTAATCGAAGGCTGGCCCGACATGCGCGTGCTTGTCGTGACGCATGTTCGCGAGCTCATTCTCTCGAACTATCAGGAGCTGCTGAACATCTGGCCTTTCGCGCCTGCTGGCATCTTTTCGGCTGGCGTGGGTCGGCGAGACGCAAAGGCGCAGATCGTTTTCGGCGGCGTGCAGACCATCGCAAACAAGGTGGAGCAGATCGGGCATATCGACGTCGTTCTGGTCGATGAAGCCCACCTGATGCCCAGAAACTCGGAAACGCAGTATGGCAAGCTGATTGAAGGCCTGCGCGCCATCAACCCAGACCTGAAGCTGGTCGGCCTCACGGCCACACCTTATCGCTTGGGCGAGGGGCTTTTGACGGAAGGTGACGGCGCGCTTTTCGACGACATCTGCTTTGAAAAGCCGATTGGCGAGATGATCGAGGAAGGCTATCTCTGCCGTCCTATTTCAAAGGGCATGGCGACTGCCTTCGACCTGTCCGGCGTTGGCAAGCAGGGCGGGGACTACAAGCAGAACGCTCTGCAGGCGGCTATCGATAAAGACGATATCACGGCTTCCGTGGTCGATGAGATCGTCACGTATGGCACTGCGTCTGGTGCGGAGCGCAAGGCTTGGCTGTGCTTTTGCAGCGGCGTTGAGCATGCCCGGCATATGCGGGACGAGATTCGGAGCCGGGGATTTAGCTGTGAGACTGTGACTGGAGATACCCCGACCGGAGAGCGGGACCGGATTCTGGCTGATTTCAAGGCCGGCAAGATCCGGGCGCTGACGAACAACTCGGTGCTGACAACCGGCACGAACCTACCGATTATCGATCTGGTCGCATTTTGTCGCCCGACTTTATCAGCGGGCCTTTATGTCCAGATGGCGGGTCGTGGCCTGCGCCTTTATCCCGGCAAGGAGAACTGCCTGTTTCTGGACTTCGCGGGCGTTGTTCGCAAGCATGGGCCAATCGATGCGGTTACGCCACCCGGAATGAAAAAGGGTGACGGGGAAGCGCCAGTGAAGCAATGTCCGCAAGAGCCTGACGATCGTGGTCTAGTAGGCTGCGGCTCACTGATCCACGCCTCGCTCCACACCTGTCCGGATTGCGGATATGAATTCCCAGTCGATGAAACGCCGAAGATATCTGCACAGGCCGAAGATGTGCCGATGTTGTCGAAGGACAACGCCAGCACCCGTCAGGTGGAGCGCCGCAGCTTTGCATACCACGAAGGCAAGGGCGGCAAGCAGGACAGCGTGAAGGTGTCTTACTGGATTGGCATGTCGCCAATCAACGAGTGGCTGGGGCCGGCTCATACCGGCTTCTTCAAGTCGAAGTCAGACAGGTGGTGGCGAAAGCATGGAGGTCAGGCACCGTTCCCGAAAACTGTGCTGGAATTCATGGAGCGCCAGAACGAGCTGCTGCCGACCTCCGAAATCGTCGTGAAGCCAAACGGCAAATACTGGGAAGTGGTCGACGCCATGCCGGGTGCTGCGAATGACAACGAGCCAGAGGCTAGCAACGACAACGTGCCTACGGCAAACTATGGCCGAGTATCTGCCGGGCTGGCTGACGTAATGGATGACGATATACCGTTCTAGGGAGTTCCGCACCGCATGTTGGGGCGGGGGCTCTGGTTCATGCGATGCGGATGCATTCCAGAGAAGGTTTGCGGCACCAGGATATGGTCATATTAGCGAATGGTGAAATAACAGAATGTAACGGTTGCCCACATTGGGCACCGCAACTGCATGAAATAGAAAAGCCCGCTTCGCGATTGGGAGGAGGAGCGAAGCGGGCCGATCTGAAAAGCGCGGTTGGGAGGAGGAGTACCGCGCTTAGGGTCCGGTTTCTGGGAGGAGGAGTAAAACCGGACGAGGCGTAAATAGGCGGCCCACTCGCGCGTTGCAAGGGGCGAATTCGCATAGCAGATATGCAGGAAAAAATAAAAACCGCCCGGCAGCGGACGGTGCGCGCCTGGGCGGTCTAACTCCCTCCCAAGAGTGGCGCGAATATACATAAACAACCGTCGCATGCAACAGTTAAATCCAAGTATTAATTACACTAAAACAGTAGGATTAAGTTTTATCAGAATAAACCAATCCATTAACGGGATACGCCGCGAGGCATGTTAACTTACCTACCGCTGCTAATCGCAGCAAAACCAACCACCGAAACACGAGGAGCAATGATGCAGAACAAAGCTGATAATGCGAAAGCGCAGAACTATCTGGCATATGATGTCACCGTGCTGGAACGGGAATTCGCCGACTTGGTTGCGGCATACCCAGAACTGGCCGAAGACGAGGAACTGCGCGCCGACACCATCGAAGGCGAGACGGACGCATACCGCGTGCTCGGTAAGATCGTAGCAATCGAGCGCGATGCAAACAGTATGGTGTTGGCGATTGGAGATCGCGCCAAGGAATTGGCAGCGCGAAAAGAACGATACACCAGACGCAAGGACGCCATGCGGGCCTTGTTGCTGCGCTTGTTGAAGGCTGCCGACTTGAACAAGGTGAGCTTGCCGGAAGCAACTGTGTCCGTCGGCAAGGGGCGCGCTGGGGTTGAGATTGTGGACGAAAGCCTGCTGCCTGATAACGTCGTGAAGCTAAAGCGCGAGCCGGATAAGACAGCGATAAAGGCGGCGCTGGATGCTGGCGAAGATGTGCCGGGCGCGGTGCTGCGGGAAGGCCAGCCAGGCGTTACGGTGAGGGCGGCGTGAGCTACGCACCGTGGATGGCCGCACTAGGCCCACATGACGATCCTGACTACCACGCCTATTGGCAAGAAACTCAATCGCTGGCGGACGCAATGATCGACGTCGCTAGCTACGACGACTGGTTTCCCGATCTAAACTGTCCGATTGCTGCTGCGCAGCAAGGCGGCGGACAAGTCTAGTCATCCAACTCGTAGACTGCTGAAAGCTCTTCGACCACTTTCTGCGCATCAAATAGCAGAGAGGAATCGGTAGACGATCCACTAACCGTGATTATCCATCCCGCGTTAGGAGCGGCTCTCGGCCCAATCCGTACGGTACCGCGTTCATGCATGGGATCCAATTTATCCTGGATCATCTTTGCCAATTCGGCGGACGTTTTCTTTTGCTTTTCCAAAGTGTTTGCCTCCCCTTTGGGCAACTCTATCACACCCTCCCGCCAGCTACCAACTGGCGGGTTACCACCACGAAACACGAGGAGATGAGGATGGATGAACCGCTACCGAGCGGGCCTTTCGGCTGCGTCCTTGCGGACCCGCCATGGGCATTTAGAACCTACAGCAAGAAGAACGTGGCGCCGGCTAGAGGTCGCCAGCCTTATAGCGTGATGTCGCTCGACGATATCCAGGCGCTACCTGTTGAACAGGTATGCGCCCGCGACTGTTTGCTGTTCATGTGGACCGTTTCACACCTGCAGCGTGAAGCTTTCGACGTTGCTGCATCGTGGGGATTCCGTCCTGTCAGCGTGGCTTTTGTCTGGGACAAGGGGCGCATGGGAATGGGCTATTGGACGCGACAGGAAGTTGAAATTTGCCATCTATTCAAGCGAGGTAAGCCGCGCCGTCTTAGCAAAGGCGTTCGTTCGCTGATCAAAGCACCGCGGCGTGAGCATAGCCGCAAGCCTGACGAACAGTATGACCGCATCGAGCGGCTTGTCGACGGCCCGTATCTCGAACTGTTCGCACGTCAAGCTTGGCCGGGATGGTCATCGTGGGGCAATGAGGCTGGCAAGTATGTGGCCGCAAACGACAATCAGGACTTACTAGGGAGGGTGGCTTAATGGCTAAGCTCACAAGGGCGCAGGCTCAGGCCCATACTCAAGCAGTCGCCATCCTACAGAAAGAGCGGCTGTCGGAAGACGATAAGGAGTTTGTCTACAGAAACTGGAACGAAGGCGCGAACCACGTGAATGGCGCAGCAGGTGCTTTCTTCACGCCATTCGACATGGCGTTTGATTTTGCGATAGATGCCGGTGGCGGTCGCGTCATCGACCTCTGCGCCGGGATTGGAATGCTGTCTTACGCTATCTGGCAACGCAGCCAATTCAACGACAGCAAGCCGCAAATCACATGTGTTGAACGTAATGCCGATTATCTGGAGGTTGGGAAGAAACTGCTGCCAGAAGCAGAATGGATTCATGCCGACATCTTTGATGTTCTGGAGATGGGTCTGGGACACTTCGACAGTGCGATTAGCAACCCTCCATTCGGAAATATCAAGCGGAGCAGAAATTCCCCGAGATACAGCGGCAAGGACTTCGAATTCCACGTAATTGATATTGCGTCCCACCTGGCAGACTACGGCACGTTTATCGTTCCCCAGATGTCGGCAGGATTCAATTGTTCCGGACGGCATAGCTATGAGCGACAAACCAGTGGCAAGGCCGTTAAGTTTCAGGAGCAGACTGGCCTGCATTTCGATGCAGGCTGCGGTGTCGATACCGCCTATTTCATCGATCAATGGAAAGGCGTCTCTCCAATGTGCGAGATCGTTTGCGTTGACTTTACAGAAGCGCGCCCCGTTGCCGCGAAAGCGCAACCCGCGAATGACAACCAGCCGCCTGTACAGGCCAGCCTTTTCGGAGACGCCGCATGACTAGCCGCGACCGTCTTCACCAAATGACCGGGGGCGCTGTCATCCCGAAAGCGCCCCGGCCCAATGTCCTCTCGAGGGAGAGGTCTCCAAGCGTCCACATTGCGACGGTTCACCTGAAGTTGCTCACCATAACACGTCTGCTCAACCAGAAGTTAAAATAAATACGAGGGTGGCCACATGACGGTTGCTGAAAACATCTGCCACGTCTGCGCCCGACACGCCGTCGGCCTCGGCGTGCAAGCAGACCGCGAGCCTATCCGCTGGCTGTGCAAGGAATGCGCCGACATTGCCGAGCATATTCGGCATCGGCGTCGGTTAGACCCATACGAGCTGCGCGCCATTGATACGGGCGTTGAGGCGGTTGGGGAATATTTGCAGTCCATCCAAAAGACCGACCTTAAGGACATGGACGAACTGGAAGCGCGCATGCTCGTCAAAGCCGCTTGGGAAGGGTGCGGGCGAGGAATGCGTGCGGCTTTAAGCGAAGCTCCATTCTGAGGAAGCCATGACAGCCTATTACAATGAGTTTGACCCGAAGGCGGCGGCTTGGTTGCGCGAGCTAATCAAGGCTGGCCACATCGCACCGGGAGAGATGTTGATGAACGTTCAATTGTCGATATTCGACCTTCCGACCTTATCGGATACACACAGTGCCACTTCTTCGCCGGGATCGGCGTCTGGTCCTACGCGCTCCGCCGAGCAGGATGGCCAGATGACCGCTCCGTCTGGACCGGTTCCTGCCCATGTCAGCCTTTCAGCGCGGCAGGCAAAGGAGCAGGGTTTACTGACGAGCGGCACCTATGGCCGCACTTCCACTGGCTTATTGAAAACTGCCGCCCTCCAGTCGTCTTTGGCGAGCAGGTTGCGAGCAAGGACGGACTTGGCTGGCTCGACCTTATACAAGCTGACCTGGAAGGATCGGGCTACACCAGCGGGGCGGTCGATACCTGCGCTGCGGGCTTCGGCGCGCCGCATATCCGACAGCGGCTCTACTGGGGTGGCCCACGCCAACGACGAGGGATCACAAGGACGGTGCGGAGTGCCAGAACGTACCACTGAACGCGCTGTTGGGTCGAGTGGCTTGGCTGACGGGCTGGCCGACAGCGTCAGCCACAGACGGAGAGAGGGCGGGAACAGGCGTAACGCCCAACATGACGGGCAGCAGCTTGCCTCAAATGGCAGCAATGGCGGGATGGGAAACTTCTGCGGACCAGACTGTTACTGTGAACTCACAAGCGATCGACCCTCCAGAGAATGCCTTGAGCGGATGGCCGACGCCAACAATCAGCATGGTCACGATGGGGGACATGGCGCAAGCCATGACCGCCGGAAATGCATCGGATCGACCGAGCTACGAGGAAGCGAACAAACAGTTCTTCGGCCCAGCACGACTAACGGCTTCTGGCGAGATGCTGATTGGCTCTTCTGCCGGGATGGAAAGTGGCGGCCAGTTGAACCCGGCACATTCCCGCTGGCTCATGGGGCTGCCGCCCGAGTGGGACGATTGCGCGGTTACGGCAATGCAATCGTTGCGCCTGCAGCGCAGGCCTTCATCGAAGCGTACCTAGGGACTGGGATGATGCCCGCCAACGACAATCACTGCAGTGTGGCAGCCTCACGCTGTGCTTGAAGATAATTCAGCAAGTCGGCCAGATCGTCGGCTTGCTCCTCGCCCAGTCCAATTTGCCTGATGCCGTTCACTTCCGCAGCGTCGCCCGTCCAAACATCAATTACAGCCCATACGCCGTCGTACATTTCCAATGTGTCGTACCGAGCTTCTGCCATGGCTGTTTTCTCCATCCAAAGGAATTTCATGGAATATATCATCAAAGCAATCCCAACAGAATATGCGGGCGTTAACTTTCGTTCACGCACCGAAGCCCGCTGGGCCGCATTCTTCGATCTCGTCGGGTTAAAATGGGATTACGAGCCGCTTGATCTTGAAGGATGGGCGCCGGATTTCTTGCTGAGAACGCCGCTGACGAATGTTCTGGTCGAGGTTAAGCCGGTAGACCTGACGACCTATATTGGCGCTGCAAATAGAGGCAGCGCCGATGCTGATGCTTTGGCCCCATACGATAAAGCACTGGCCCACGCATCCAAGTACCAGGTTCTTTTACTTGGTATGGCGCCCTTGGAAATGCAGGGCGCAGTTTTGCCAGTCGGCATCCACTCCGTTCCACCACGCAAGGCAGAATACTCATTTGACGACATGCAGGACGCGCTCACGGTTGGAAATACAGCGTTCATAACGGACGCATGGCGAAATGCCGGCAGCGTCACGCAATGGACAGTTGACGAACCGACTGTATCCACATCGCAGGTCGTCAGCCATGCGCTTGATCGCGCGCGTCGCAAATCCGAACAGCAGAGGGCAGCATGAACATGACTATTGCATCTGATCTGTCTCGTGATCTCGCGCTTGCCTATATCGCTGCCGATATCCCGGTTTTCCCATGTCGGGCGAAAGACGAGGAAACCAGCGAATTTGACGAAGAAACCGGCGAAATCGTTGTTCTGAAAGCCAAAACGCCTCTTTTGAGTAACGGGTTTAAGGGCGCCACGAAAAATCTCCGTGTGACGAATATTCTTTGGGATCGCAACCCAGGCGCAATGGTTGGCATCCCGACCGGCGAACAGTTGGGCGCATGGGTGCTCGACATTGATGTGCACAAGGACGAGAACGGCGAGATTATCGACGGGTTCGAGACGCTCGCCGCCCTTGAGGATAAGTTCGGACCACTCCCCAAAACAGCCACAGCTCGTACTGCGGGCGGCGGGGAGCATCGTTATTTCAAGTATGTACCTGGCGTCCGCAACCGGGGGCGACTTGGAGCCGGTCTAGATGTGCGTGGATCGGGCGGATATGTTATCGCGCCCGGTAGCATGATGGAAGACGGCCGCACCTACAAATGGGTCGACTATTCTGGCCCTGGGCTGCCGCCGTTGGCTGACGCCCCGCAATGGCTTCTGGATCTCGTTTTGCCAAAGGCGCCAACATCAACCGCTGCGGATTACACCTATGACCGCGGAAGCAACGACGCTTATATCGATCGCGCAATTCAACTGGAGCTAGAAGAAACTGCGTCTGTGCCGATGGGCGCTGGGCGCAATAATCGTTTGAACGCAGCAGCGTTTTCACTGGGCACTCTTGTCGGCGCTGGCGCTTTGCCAGAACATGAGGCGCGTCAATTGTTGCAGGATGTTGCGCGTGGGTGGGGCCGTGACTGGGTCAAGTGCTGCAAGACGATCGAAAACGGTCTGTCTGCTGGCATGCGCCAACCACGACAAATTCCTGAGCGCTCATTCTACGATGATGACAGCACGCCACCCGTTAGCGTGACCAGCCTTATTGAGAAATATCGCAATCGTCACGACGACGATGTAGATGATAGCGACCATACAGCGGATACAGACGAAGCGGCACCAGAGAGCGACGATGACGATGCTCCAGAATACCAGTTGGAAGCCGTTGCCGATCTGGAAAGCCTGACATATCCGGGCGGGTTAGTTGAAGACATGATTGATTGGATCGTATCGAGCGCAGAACAGCCATCACGCACGCTTGCCATGGCCGCTGTGTTGCCATTGCTGGCTTCGTTGGCTGGGGCCCGTTATTCGACTGGTTCTCGTGATACCCGTCCAAATCTGTACACGGTAGCGCTCGCAGAATCGGGCTTCGGTAAGGAGCACGCCCGATCACAAATCAAGCGTATACTCATGTCCGATCAAGGAATATTTGATGCTTATAGCGGCCCTGCGCGCATAATGTCGGCGTCGGCATTGCGTGAGGTGTTGGAGAAACACCCGTCGGTCAATTGCCAGATCGATGAGTTCGGTGGCTTTATACGCGATATCACAGACCGAAAGGCAGGTAGTCACCAGCGGGCGATTTCCACTGATCTGCGAGACTATTATTCGGCGTCGTCAACCTTTTTCGAAGGCGCGGCATATCGTGGCGTGCCGCCGAAGAGAATTTATAACCCCACGCTTTGCATTCACGGAACTTCCACTCCAGAGCAATTTTGGGCCGCCCTCAGTAGCGCGAGTGCCGAGGATGGATTGCTGCCACGCCTTATCCTGTTTCATGTCACAGGAGAGAAGCCTGAAACCGTAAAGCCGTCCCGTGATGTTCGTGAAGTGCCGTATCTCCTGATGGAGCGTATGGCATCGGTTGCCGGCATTAACGTGGCAGCCAAACGTGGCAATCTGTCTGGGATGAATATTCAAGTGCCGGCGCATGGTGAAAACAAGCCGTACATCGTTCAATGGACACCAGACGCAACCGCTCTTTTCAGGTCGGTGAAGGATTCGATTGATGCCCGAGAAAAGTTGTTGGCGCCAGAAGCACGCCCATTTGCACGACGCATCATTGAAAACGCGATCAAACTTGCGCTGATCGTCGCTGTCGGGAAAGACCCGACGGAACCGGTCATAACCGAAACTGATTTCGAATGGGCTTCATGTGTAGCTTGGACGTGCGCAGCAACAATGATCGCTGAGGTGACAGAGCGATTGGCCGACAATGACCGTGAGGCGAACTATAAGCGCATCGTGGGGCTAATCCGCAAGGCAGGCACCAAAGGCATAACGGAAAGCCGTCTGTTTGATCGTTGTAAGGCGATCGAGGGGCGTCGTCGCGAAGAGATATTGAAGGAGCTTTTTCACACCGGGAAGGTGATAAAACAGGAGGCGAAATCCAAACGAGGGCGACCGGCAAATCGGCTTGTTTGGATGGATTAACACGACGGGGCTTCGGCCCCGTTTTTTTGTTTTTGGCTTGGCCGATTAAAAACCATCCACCGCAGCAATTCTGTCCATGGATTAAATTCGGCGGTCGAATTCTGTCCCGGATTTTAATCGGTTCTGGATGGATAAAAATCAGGCCAAAAATATCAATAAAATCAATAGGTTAATCTCTCTATATATATTAAAATCCATTCATCCACGTATTATATAATAAGTACCTTTTTAGATAGATTCAGGGGGTCTGTATATAAAGGGGTTGCAGAATGGATAATTAATGCGACCGCGGTTTATCGGTGTCTCGCCAACGGCCATTAACACGACATTTATTGAGGCACTCCACACTCCTCTCGCCGCTACCAACGGCATACCGCAATAAACACGAGGAGCTCACATGGCACGCAACCGCACGCGCGCGCCTTCATCTACGACCACGACCGCCACCAAAACACAAACCGTCCGCATCAACGGCGCTCGCGTCAAGATTACCACCCGCAATGGCCGCGTTACTACCAAGCCCGCCTTGCCGCTCGAATGGGAATTACAGGCGGCACAAGTAGCCAGCCTGCGCCGCCTGCCACAGTACCAACGCCAGTTCCTGCTGGCGGGTGACATGAACGCCAGCAAGCGCGGGCCAAGAGCCCAGGCTCAGGCAATCGCAACAGGAATGACCAGCGGCGAACCTGACCTTCGCATCTATGCCGAGCATGGTCGGCTGCTGTTGATCGAGAACAAGGTCGGGCAGGGAAGACTGTCGCCGGCCCAGAAAGACCGCCACGCTGCCCTACAGCGGCTTGGCTACACAGTTCTGGTCATTCGGGCCACCACAACGATAGAAGCCGCTGAGCGCGCCGTCACGGCGGTTCTAGGGTGGCTTGCACAAGAGAAGGGGAAAGCAGCATGAAGAATACGAGACACGGATCACTTGCAGAACAGTTGAAGGCACTTATGGCGTATCGCAACCGCCCGGAAGGTCAGCGAGAACCATTGCAGACGAATTGGTCTGTTGCGCCTGGTGCGAATGACAACGACCCGGAGGAAGTTGCCGACATGCGTTATGAGCGAGACTGGCGGCAAACTCCGTCCGTGCAAGCCATCATGCAAAACGTTGCGACCGGCGATATCGAGAAGAACGGGAATGGACAGATTGTCCGCATAGGCAATCTGCGGTTCAGCGATGGCAACCAGACTGAAGTCGGCTATGTGCTTGGCATCGACGGTGAAGTTATTCAGGCCGACATACGTATGCCAGCGGGTGCAATGCTCGGCATGAAAGATAAGCCAGACCGAGCGTCGGGCGGCGGAACTGATCCGAAGGACACCAAGGCCAGCAATCACTATTTTGAAGATATGCTTGGAACACTGCCGCATCGATATATTCCATCCGGCAAGCGCCGAAATGGTACGGATTACAGCACTGAAGAATCTGCGCGCGTCCTCGCGGAGGCCTACGCAAATACCGACATGGAGAAGGTTACTTTCACGCGATATCCAAAAGGGTTGCCATGTGGCTCGCCCAAGGTGGCTGACAGTTTTCTCGGCATGCGCAAGACAACGTGCGCTGGTGGAGGAGATGAATCTTGGGAAGACACACTCTCTGCGATGATAAATCGCGATCTGTGGTTTGAAGCGCTTCAAAAATTGAAGGATAGCGATCGCGACGTTCTGGATGCTGCGATGGAGGCTGGCGGTCTGGCAGATATCGGAGTGAGTGGCCATCAGCGCACAAAAGAGCGGCAAGGCAAAAGACGACTGATGGCGGCAAATGATAATCTTGTGGCCATATTGAAAAAATCTGCTGCCTAACTGCCGCTTTTTGCAATCTCGTGCGGAGTATAGTGAAGGGGTTCAACCGCTATGCGGTTGCCCCGCACTGTTCCGTGCGCGAGGCGACGGACGCTCGGTCATGTTGCAGTTGGGTGCAACCGCTGAACCGGGCGTAACTATCGGCAAGGCAGCATAGCTGAGAAGGTTGCGGTTCGTTCGTGGCCGTTCCTTGCCATTTTCATCCAGCGCCGTTTCTCCTCCGGCTGCTGGTTCGGCGGGTTGAGCCTATTGCGGTAGGCTCCCCGCCGGCACGATTGGCTTGATTGATTGTTGGGTCCTCCTAATTGATAGTTGGAGGAGCCAGACATGACGTATTCCGCAACGAACAGTCCGTTTCGTACCGGTGTCCGAGGACTATGCCCGAGGTGCCAACAAGGACACCTGTTCAAAGGCTATCTAACACTAGCCAAGCAGTGCGAGGTTTGCGGTCTGGACTATTCGTTCGCCGATCCCGCTGACGGTCCCGCATTCTTTTCGATGTCGATCGCCGCGGTGCCTGCGCTGCTATTCGGTATCTGGTTGCAATCAGTTTTTGATCCACCGATCTGGGTTCATGCAATCACGACCCTGCCGATCATCGTGATTGCATGTGTTCTGTTGTTGAGACCAATTAAGGGTTGGTTGGTCTGCTCCCAGTATTTCCATAAAGCTGAGGAAGGAAGGATTGATACCGACTGGCGACCAGGTCCGCGATAGTCTGTTTCAACTGGCTGGCTCAACGGAATCTACCGGTATCGACTGTTGCGGCCCTTCATGAGCATGCACGCAACCAAGGCCACCAGTCCGACGGATGCCCATGCCGATGCTGTGCCGGGATTTTCTCGTGCGTACTGAACTGCACGCTGGCCATGTTCACGTGCGCCTTCGGCGAGCACATTCACAGCGTCTTTCGTGGACGCGAGAGCGTCGTCGGTTGCGCCGGATAGATTGCCGAGATGATCTGATAGTCGGGACGATAGGCTGCTGATTTCCTTGCGCAGTGCGTCGATCTGTTCGGAAAGCATGCCTTCGGTTGTCTGTGCCATTTCATTCTCCTTCTCGATTACGAGGAGAGAACGGGAATGTGCATTCAAATGTTCCATTCAATTTCAGCGGGCGAGAGCGCTGGTGTGCTCGCCGGTCTCATAAGCCGGATATGATCGGTTCGATCCCGATGCCCGCAACCAATTAAAGAGCAGCTGACTCTTAATCAGCTGTGCGAAGGTAAGCATGGCCAGACGTGATCAGCGCAGCACAGAAGCCAGTGCTTACCGCAAGCTCTACAAGACATCCCGGTGGCAACGCTTACGTGAGCGACAACTGACCGCGCATCCTTTGTGCGCCTATTGCTTGCAGCAGGAGGACGTCACGCCAGCAACGGTGTGTGACCATGTCAGGCCACATAAAGGCGATGAGGCGCTGTTCTTTGACCCAGACAACCTCCAAAGCCTCTGCGCACCATGCCATGACCGCATCAAACAGCGCGAAGAGCTCGGCCAAGACGTCGTTCGGTTCGGACCGGACGGGTGGCCTGTCAGCTGACCACCCGGGGGCATCGAAAAGTCCAGAAGTGCGGCAACCCCGGACCAGCGGGGACCGACAGCGCACGCATCTGCAATTCAAAACATGACCCCATAAGGATTTCATTCCATGGCAAAGCCGAGAAATCCCCTCGGCAAAGCGAAGGTCGAGGGTCGCGACAAAATCAATGCCGGCCGGTACAAGAACCGCGCTGAACCGGCCGCAAACGGCCCTCTTGGGGCTCCTCCCGTTTGGTTGAAGGACAGCGCTGAGATCAAAGCGAAGTCAGCCTGGAAGCTTTTTGCGAAAGAGCTGCCGTGGCTGAATGAATCGCATCGTACACTGGTCGGTATGGCCTCGACTATTCAGGGCCGCATCATGGCCGGTCAGGAAGTTGGTGTGCAGGCAATGAACCTGCTTCGCCAGATGCTTGGCCAGATGGGTGCGACGCCTGCTGACGCGTCCAAGGTTGCGACGCCTGACGAGAGCGAGGAAAAGGATGATCTGCTTGACTGATATGCCTGCGCTTGAGCGTGTGAGCGCTTATGCGCAAGCTGTCATTGATGGCAGAGAAGTTGCCGGCCCTCACGTTCGTAATGCCTGCCGCCGCCATTTCGACGATCTCGAACACGGGCACGAGCGCGGACTGTATTGGGATGACGACGCAGCCGACCGTGTGTTTCGGTTCTTTGAAGGGCGGCTAAAGCTTTCAGAGGGCCAGTTCGAAGGCAAGCCTTTCAAGCTGCATGCCTCGCAGGCATTCAAGCTTGGGTCGCTGTTCGGCTGGAAACGTGCTGACGGTTCGCGCCGCTTTCGGCGCGCCTATATCGAGGAAGGCAAGGGCAACGGCAAATCGCCGTTTGCTGGCGGTGTCGGTTTGTACGGTCTGATTGCCGACAGGGAAGCCGGCGCCCAGATTTATGCTGCGGCCGCCAAGAAAGAACAGGCGGGAATTCTCTTCCAGGACGCCGTTAAAATGGTGCGCGCAGCACCTGCGCTGGTCGAACGACTGAAGTTCAGCGGCGGTATCGGGCGCGAATTCAATATCGCGCATCACAAGTCGCAATCGTTTTTTCGTCCGATCTCGAAGGATTCCGGCAAGTCTGGCTCGGGTCCGCGACCGCACTTTGCGCTTTGTGACGAGGTGCACGAACATCCCGACCGCTCGACGATGGAAATGCTTGAGCGCGGCTTCAAGTTTCGCCGTCAGCCTCTTCTGCTGATGATTACGAACTCGGGCAGCGACCGAAACAGCATTTGCTGGGAAGAGCACGAGCACGCCGTCAAGGTGGCAGCGGGCACGCAAACACCGGACGAGGATTTTACCTATGTTGGCGAGGTGATCGACGACACAACGTTTTCCTACGTCTGCGCGCTGGACAAGGGCGACGACCCGCTCAAGGACGAAACATGCTGGAAGAAGGCCAATCCGCTTCTCGGCGTTATCCTGACTCAGGAATATCTTGCCGGTGTTGTTGCTCAGGCGAAGCAAATGCCGGGCAAGCTGAACGGCATTCTTCGGCTGCACTTCTGCTGCTGGACCGATGCCGACAAGGCATGGATGCCGCGCGAGACCGTCGAAAGCGTAATGGACGATTTCGATCCTGAAGTCGAACACGCTGACAAACCCGTATTCATGGGCGTAGACCTGTCCGGTAGCAAGGACATGACCGTGCTTGCATGCGTCGTGCCTACTGGCTTCAAGGAAATGGAGCGGGAAGACGGATCTACCGTCAATCTGCCGACGTTTGATGCGTGGGTTGAGGCTTGGACGCCAGCCGATACGCTGGAAGCGCGAGAACAGGCGGATAAGGCCCCGTATTCGCTTTGGGTAAAGCAGGGCTGGTTGAATGCCCCGCCCGGCAAGCGAATTCGATATGACTTCGTTGCCTCGCGGGTCCAGCAACTCGATCAGGCTTTCGATATCAAGGCCATCGCTTATGACCGCTACGCTTACGACAAGTTCCGCGAGGAAGTCGAAGCGCTCGGATTGGACATTGAACATGTCGCACACCCACAGGGCGGCAAGGTTCGGGCTCGGCCTGAGCCTACAAAGGTTGAAGCGGCAAAAGCTGCTGGCCTGCCACCGCCGCAAGGCTTGTGGATGCCGGGTTCGGTTTTGGCGCTTGAGGACATGATTATCGACGGTCGCATTCGCATGCGGCGCAATCCGGTGCTCATGACCGCCCTGATGGGCGCCACCTTCGATCATGACCCGCAAGACAATCGGTGGTTCGTCAAGACGAAGGCGTCAGTGCGCATCGACGCGGCAGTAGCACTGGCAATGGCAGTTGGCGTGGCGATGGACACACCGATCGAGCCAGCCGACATCGACGACTTCGTCAACAACATGATCACTATAATTTACTAAGCTTAAAACTAGTAGGAAAATCAAATAGATAGGCCCTTAGGTGGGCCTATTTAAGCATCAGAGACAACGTTCGTCGAAACATAACAAAATCAAATAGATAACGCCAAATACAAATTCTTACGGGCGTTTCCGCGCGACATTGGCGCGACAAGAAAGGTACATCATGGAACAGGAAATGGAGGGCACCGACCTGCTTTATGGCGTGCCTGCAATCGCTCAATTCTTAGGGCTTGGCAATCGTCAGGTTTATCACCTGAAAGACACTGGATCGCTGCCGACCTTCACACTAGGCGACACGGGCAAGGTCTGCGCGCTGAAAAGCACGCTTCGCACTTGGCTGCGCGATCAAGAGGCAAAGGCGAGGTCAGCACAATGAGCGCGGCGTTTCTGCTCGGCTACATGCTGATCTTGGGCGGTGCCATTGTTGGGCCGCGTCTGACGACGCTGGCAGGAAGCGCCGGGAAGTAAAATGAAGCGCAAGCACGACATACCGGCATGGCGGCAATTTCAGTTGGTCAGGCTGGCCCTTCGCCATCCTGATACGACCAAGGCCGACGCGGCAGTGCTTGCTGAGATCATCCAGCGGTATCATGGCGAATACGGCAACGGCTGGGCCAGCCATGGAATGCTTTCGGATGAGGCCGGTATTACCGGAAGGTCAGTCATCCGCGCCAAGCGTAAGCTTGAGCGGCTAGGATTTGTTACCGTCCTTTCACCGGGTCGCCGAGGCCGTTCAACCGTTTATCTGCCGAATTTTGGTCTGGTGCCCGAAAAGGGTGACAAGGATGACACCAAAACAAAGGGTGACACGCTTGTCACTGAAAACACCGCTTTAGGTGACACCCCTGACACCGAAACAGCCTCTTTAGGTGACACGCTTGTCACCTCCTCCTATCTACATGTACCGGCTGACAAAGCCGGTATACATGAAAGATATATTGACCCTGCCGCGCCGCCCGTGGCTGGCCTGACGGCCGCCAGTGCTGGCGCGCATGGGGAAGGGAAATTCGACCAGCTATATAAAGCGTATGGCCACAGGCGGGGCAGGGCGGACGCTCGCAAGGCATATGAAGCCCTTGCGCCGACCGACGAAGCACATGCTGAAATACTGGCGGCCGCTGAGGCATGGCGTCAGGCATGGGCGAGGCAGGGCAATCCCGACGCACCCCGCTTCACGCTCGCGAAGTGGCTTGAGCGCGAATGCTACTACGAAGACCCGCCGACCGGCTTCAGGTCAAAAGAGCCGAAGAAACCGAAACCCGAGCCGGTCAGACCAGCGCCAGCCGAAACACCAGTGCCTGTTGAAAACCGCGCTTATGAAGTCTACGGCCCCGTCGGCACATATGACGCGGAAATCACCGGCAGCACGGTGTCAGAGCAAGCCGGGGAAACTATCGTCACGCTAAATCTTCATCTGCATGACGCGGTTGGAAATGGCGTTGGCGAGGTTGCCCATCGGTTCTTTGCCCAAGCGTATGTGAAGGCAGAACAGGACCGAGGGCAGGAGCATATCAAGCGGCTGACAGAAGCAACTGGCGTAGCCGAGTTGAACGACACGTCAGAGCTTCACGGAAAGCGCTGCCGGGTCACGATCAATAACCGGCGCGAAATCACCTACCACAACACGAGGTAAATATGGCGAATGACTTTTATGGCGATGCAGTAGACGAACCAGAAGCCGCGGCACCGGTCCAGCATTTCACCTGCATGATCCAGATTGAGCCGTTTGACGCTGAAACCGAAGACGATGAAAAGCTGCGCGTTGTCGGCATTGTGCAAGGCACAGACGATGAGACTTTTGATTTCATCGCAATCAAAACCCTTGAAAATGGCGAGATGTACCCGACCCGTGAAGCCACGGTTTGGTCGATTTCCCAAAAATCCTAATCCTAGATCGTCGTAGCGCCCGCTGTGGTGGCGAGCACCTATTCGCTGCGGCCGATCCCCCGCCCGGCTTATTCTCCTCGTGTGCCGGGCGGGCGCGGTTTCTCGGCCTTCGCCTAACGGTAGGGCAGCGCACTTTGAATGCGCCGGTACTGGTTCGATCCCAGTAGGCCGATCCATTTTTTCAAATACGGAGGCTATCGCCCATGACGGAATCCGATCATGCCGAAAACAGCGAATCCGCATTCGACGGCGCTCATCGTGGTCGGCGCATAAGTTGGGCCGAGTTATACCGGCAACGCCCGGACTTGAAGTCAAATTCTGAAAATCGAAAAGCCGCCGACGAGGCAGCTTAACGACCAAAAGCGCACCGCGCTTATTTCACCCACCAATTCCCAATTCTGCAAAATAGGAGGCGTCCCGATGCGCAAATCGGCCGTCATTGAAATCCTTGCGCGCCGGCTCCGCATAGCGCCCGGACGCATTCAAGCAATCGCGGATCGCTTGGCCTCCGCTGGCCTGATTTCGAACGCCGAGGGCAGCAGGAGATACCCGCCGGACCTATCGGAACCTGAAATCGTCACGCTGGTTATCGCGGTCATCGCCGATAGTGGCCTTGGCAACGTGAAAGCGACCGTTGACACGTTCTCGACATTGGCCAGCGAAGGCATTGCCTTCGGGCACGTTCTTCAACGTGTGCTGTTCGGCCGCCCGGTGGATATCGCTCACGTCATCGTCCGTCATGACCCGGCAGGAGTGTCGGCGGTGATCGACGGCAATCATGCCGTCTATGGCGCTGAAGCACCTGAAAAAGCCGCAACGACGGCGCGCATCATTCCGGGCGATGCACTGATTGCCATCGCCGCAGAGATGCAAGGACAGCATCCCCAGCAGGCGGATGCGTTGGTTGAACTTATCAAAATTCGGAGGGCTGTGCATGTCTCGGCCTGACGAACTGATCGCCCAAATCCTCGCTGCAACCCAAGCGGAGAGCGATCCGATTGCAGTCGAAATGGCTGCCATCACAAGAAAGCATCGAACACCCGAACAGATTGCGGAGCACCGCCGACTACACCGTCTGGCCCGTAAACACGTTGAATCCGTCGATGCGCATAACAAGCAAAACCCCGAAAAGCCGATGCAATACCAGCCCTCTTTGCTGGCGTATCTGCATGCATTTTCTTATGTCGAAAAGGACACTTAATGTCTAATCTTTCTGAAATGATTGCCGAACTTGGCGAGAGCTTCAACGCCAAAACCGGCGACCTTTCCTCCCGTCTTGGCGAGCTCGAAAAGCGCGCTGCCCGTGAGCCTTCCGGTGACGTGCTCTATGCCAATGGCGAAACCATCGCCGATAAGATGGTAGCGTCCACCGCCTTCAAGTCGCTGGAGGGTGGCCGCGTCCGTGGCCGTGCGCACGTCGAGATGGCCGCCATCACTTCCGGCAACACTACTGTTGGCACTGGTCGCTCCGCAGCAACTTCGCTCGTGGGTGCTGATCGTCGTCCCGGCATTGTTACACCCGCCGAGCGTGTCCTGACCGTCCGTGACCTTATCGCTCCGGGCGAAACCAGCGCCGGCTCAATCGAATACGTTAAAGAGACGGGCTTTACGAACAATGCCGCGCCCGTGGCCGAGACGACCCAGAAGCCATATTCTGACCTGACCTTTGATCTGGTGACCGCTCCCGTCCGCACGATTGCGCACCTTTTCAAACTGTCGAAGCAAATCATGGACGATGCTCCGGGCCTTGTCAGTTACGTGAATGTCCGCGGTACATCGGGCCTGAAGCTCAAGGAAGAAAACCAGCTCCTATTTGGTGATGGCACTGGCCAGAACCTTCTTGGCCTGATTCCACAAGCAACCGTGTTCGATGACGCGCTGCGCTCTACCGGCGACACCCGCGTCGACACACTTCGCCGCGCCATCCAGCAGGTACGCCGTGCCGAATACCGCGCAAGCGGCATCATCATGAACCCGGATGATCTGGCCGACCTTGAACTGACCAAGGACGCCGGCGGCAATTACATCATTGTCGATCCGGTCGAAGGCGGTCAGGGCCGAGTGTGGCGTCTGCCTATCGTGGACACCACTGCAATGCCAGCCGGACAGTTCCTCGTCGGCGCACTCGATACGGCTGCGCAGCTTTTCGACCGCCAGCAGGTGATCTTCGAAATCTCGACCGAGAACGCGGACGACTTCGAAAAGAATATGGCTACTGCTCGCATCGAGGAGCGCCTGGCTCTTGCCGTGTATCGTCCGGAAAGCATCGTGACGGGCCAGTTCGAAGCCTAACAAAGTCAGGCGCCTAGAGTGTCCGGCTAGCCCAGTCGGAAAGTCCTGTAGCGCGGCGCCACTCCTCCTTTGAGCGCTGCATGACACGGGCACGCCCGCGACCAGAGTCCCCCGCAGCAATGCGCGTGGTCGCGGGCATTCTTTTTCCAACAAGGAGATTTCAATGCCTGTAGGCAGATTAAAAGCATGGCGTAACGGCTATGGCTTTCTCACAACGGACAACGGTTCGGACATGTTCGTCCATATCACCGCATTCCAATTCGCGGGCGAAGATCCAGAAGTTGGTGCGGCGTATTCGTACAAGGTCGGAATGTTTAAAGAAAAGATGATCGCGACCCATCTAAAGCGTCTGGACGAACATGCCGACGGGTAGGGTTATGCTTTTCAATCATGGCTACGGCTTCATCGCTGCCGAGCCTTGCAACGTTTTCTTCCATCGCTCTGTCATCGACGGCGACGCGCCGAAGGCCGGCGATACTGTTCGATATGATGCCGTGCCAAGTGGCATGAATAGCCCGAAGGCGACCAGCGTGCGCGTCATCGATCCCGCCGTCTTGGCCGAGGCCGAGAGGGTCTTCGGGGCACCCTGACCCACCCCTATGGGGGTAATCAGAGTCTAGAAGCCGCTCTCCCGAGGACCGGCCCGGTCCCACAACGCATACGCGTGCTGCCCCGGTTCAAATAAAAATCTGGAGAAAGTCTTGAAAAGCAAGGATTCAACAGCCTTTAAGGTGCCTAAGCATCTTCGAAAGCCTACTCAAACATGGGTAAAATCTGTCCTTTCCGATTACGATCTGGAAGAACATCACTTCAAAATCTTACTTTCTGCCGCTGAAAGCTGGGATCGCATCTGCGCTGCCCGCGAGATAGTGGACGCCCAAGGCCTGACCTACACAGATCGTTTTGGCCAGCCGAAGGCTCGTCCCGAGGTCGCGATAGAACGTGACTCCCGCATCGGTTTCGCACGGCTCATTCGCGAGCTTGCCCTTGATGGCGTGGAATCGCCAGAAACGCCGCGCATACCGAGAACCGCCGATTATGGGAACCGCCGCTGATGCCGGTTCGTCGTAAGGCCGATAGACGGCGCACGGCGTTCCTGTTTGATGACTGGGGGGAATTTCTCGGCACGGGCATCGACATGTTTTCAGACCTTCACCACGCGGGCATCACCATCAACCATGAGCCGCCGTCGCGCGAACTGGCTGAAAAAGCTTGGCAGGCATTGGGCCGTCAGGTCGTCGATACGCACAGCCCGGATTGTTGGGGCGCGCGAGAGTTTGGGCTGCCCTGATGCCAGTTCGGAAACGACATAATCGACGCTCTGACCGCATCGATTTCGAGATCACACCTGAAATCCGCGAGGCTTTCGAGGCTTATATCGCGAGCGAACCAATCGAAGGTGGCGGATGGCGAGAACACTGGCACCTACACGACTTGTTGCTCGAGGCCGGTGCCTTGAAGCTTCCGTACTGCCCGCCATGCTGCTTCCATCCACAGGATCGCGGAATCCGCTGGCAATACATGCCCCATGCCGTGGCCATCTACCGTCATCTTTCACAATAACGCCCGCCTTGAGCGGTTTTTTCTTGAGGAAATATCATGTCCGATAAGCCTTTCTCGCAGATTTCGCAGCCGTTTGCTGACGGAGAATATAACTTCGCGCTGACCTTCGCGGGTGCACAGGAGTGGGAAGAAAAGACGAACCGCAGTCTGTTCGGAACGTTCAATCATATGGTTGCTAACCAATCCGGTCATGCGTCGGATGTTCGCGAAATCATCAGAATTGCTCTGATTGGTGGTGGCCTCGCACCTACAGAATCCCTCAAATTGGTACGACGGTATGTTGAAAATCGGCCGCTCACCGAGACCATACCAGTCGCCTTGAGTGCGATGGAGGCCTTCCTGTTCGGCACTGATGGCGAGAAGACAGAAGAGCCAGCAACCGATGAGTAAGGCATGGCACGCATCGGCATCATTCAAAAAAAGGCTGGCGAAACTGCCGGCCTCCGTTCTTATGAAAACGAACGAGGCCATTAAGAAGAACGCCGAAGAATGGGTTGATTGGGCTCAGAAAATGGCACCCGAAGACCCTAAAGATGGCGTCCATCTCAAACCTTCTATTCGCCATTACGAGACTGAAACGGGCGGTCAGGTAGTCCGGGCGGGCGGTGAAGCAACGACCGTCGATGGCTATGATTATGCCCTAGGTGTCGAGTTTGGCACTGCCCCGCACATCGCTGGTGGCGCGTTCGAAGGTGCTCATCATCCGGGTACGTCAGGCCAGCCGTTTTTCTGGCCGTCGTACCGAATGCTGCGCAAACGCATGTCCAGTCGACGAAGCCGCGCAATGAATTCCGCAATCAAGGATTTCAACAATGGCAAATGAACCAGCGCTTTATGCGCGGATGGAAATGCGCGTCAAGGACGCGGAGAAACAGCTTGCGAAGTTTGCTCAGCGCCTTGATGGCGAAGCCACCGGGATGGAAAGGCGCTGGGGAAAAGCGACGAAGAATATGGATAACACCATGTCTCGCGGGTTAGCCAAAATGGAGGGCTACCTCTCCAATTTCGGGAAGGGGCTATGGGCCGGTATCGCTGCTGGCGGCTTCGCTGGGATCACCGTAGCTATCCAGAATGTCGCCCGAAACTTTGCGGATCTAGGCCGTGAGGCCAAAATGGCCGGTGTGGAGGTCGAGGATTTCCAGCGCTGGCGTTACGTGGCCGACCAGAATCGGATCGGCATTGACGCCCTGACGGACGGTTTCAAAGAACTTTCGTTGCGCGCTTCGGAGTATGTCACGACCGCTGGCAAATCAGGGAGTGCCGCCGACGCGTTCCGACAGTTGGGCCTTTCCCCGCAGGAAGTCCAAGAGCGCATTAAAGACCCGTCGAAGTTCATGCTTGAGCTCATCGACCGTGTTCAGCGTCTCAAGAATACCGCCAAGGGTATTCAGATCTTCGATGAGTTGTTCGGCGGTCAAGGGGGAGAACAGTTCGTTCAGCTTATTGAGCAAGGCCGGGAAGGCATTGCCGCCACGCTTAAGGAAGCTGATGCGATGGGCGTCGTCTTTGATAAGGAATGGATCGAGAAATCCGCGGAGATCGATCGGTCGTTCAATCGGCTGGCCACCACCATGGGCACGGCCGTGAAGGGCGCTATCGTTGAGGCCGCGTCTGCTCTAGAGGCATTTTTATCATCTTGGCGAGATATGGAGAGCAAGACGCTTTCTGGTGTGAACGCTGAACTTGCGCAGCTTGCGACTCGTAAAGAGCAACTGCTTGCCCAGAAAGGCACCACCGAGGATAGCCTACTTAGC